GACCCCAAAGTCGTGGTGTTCGATGACTACTCCCCAAGACAATTTCCAGGTGTCTGCCAAGCAATAGACGAGACACCGCTAAAGAAACGCTACTTACACGCCGCCCGTGGCTACGCAATAGGAGTTAAAGAATGAAAGACGTCTGGGAAAAGGCAAGACCCAAGAAACTCGGTAAACCTAAGCCATTGTCTAAGAACCAAAAGACCGCGGCCAAAAGGTTCGCCAAGGAAACCGGCACTAAATACCCGTCTCTTATCGCCAATATGCGCGGCGCACAGGCCAAGAAATGAAATTCGAGAAATATGATGCTAGAACTTCTAAAAAAATGGCTGAGTACAATCGCGAAGGTGGTAGTGTACGCAAGCCCGTCCGGTCAGTTACGGGTGCGAGCACAGGCGATAAGTATGACCGAGCCAAGTTCATCTACCGAAAAGCCGCCCAAGCCCTTACTGCTGGACACCCTCTCAAAGACAAGAGCGGAGAGGCTACACCCGCAGCCCTCCAGTTCAAACGCTGGGCAGCCAAAGTCCCGCAAAACCGCCAAGACCTCCAAGACCTCAAAAGCCTCGGGGAAAGGCTCAAAGAACGCTACAAGCCGAAAAAGTAATGGCTGACGTTTTAGTAGGACGCGGCGTAAGACGCCCGGCTCCAACGCTGTTTGACCTGATAACGGGTCCGGCTACTGCCGCCCAGTCCGCGCTTGGTGCTATGGGGTCCGCTGCCAAAGGCGCAGCTCAGGCCACAGTCGGACTCCCTGGGGATATAGAGTCTCTAGTAAGAATGATTACTGGCGGCGAGCAAAAACTCCCGACAACGGAAGAAGTCGGCCAGTTTGTAAACCAATACATTCGCGCACCCTATTCGCAGTATGAAAGGTTGGGAGAATTTACTGGCTTGCCGGTCGCAGGGGCATTAAACCGCCCGGTCACTCAGATTACAAACGAGGCCGCAGACGCTCTCGTGAGAGCAATTACAGGCAACCCACAAGCCACAGCTCCACAGGTCATCCGCGAGACCTCCATGCCGTTTATGCAGGCGGTGGCTCCAAGAACATTAGAGGCCCCTAAAAATCTACTTGATAACCCTGCTTTGAAAACGTGGGTAAAAGGTAGCGAAGCCGTAAAAGAAAGTGGTGAGCCTATAACGCTTTATCACGCAACCACACACGACTTTGATACTTTTTCAATGAACAGGGCAAACCCTGAGAATCATTATGGAAAAGGGTTTTATTTGACTGACAGCGTAGATGACGCAAATCTTAACTATGCTGGCATTGGCCCTGATTTGGAAATTAGGATTGAAAGAAGGGCAGAGCAGTTAGCAGACGAACTTATGGACATGTCGCCAGAAGAAATTGCTGACATGGCTAAAAGTCTAAAAGTTGATGATTCCTTGATTGATGTTTCTAAGATAGAAAAGTCTGGTGCATCCCCAGAGTTGATTCGGGAGATTGCAACAAAAGAAATGACTACTCATGGCGGTGTAGTTATGCCAGTCTTTGCTAAATTGCGGAACCCCATAAAGGTTGGAACTAAAGACGAAACAACTTTTAGAATTGATGTGGAATTTGACGAATCCGGAGATGTCGTTAGTGAGTCTGGAAACGGCATAGACCTATACAATTCTTTAAATAACATTGGCAGACAATACGACATTCCAAAGGAAACGATTCAAGATTTATGGGCCAAAATTTCTGATGAAATGGCTGGTGATGAAATTTCCGCTGGCGGTGTAGACAAAATTATAAGAAACAACCTTTATAATGTTTATACACCAGATGGAGAATATGCTGGTCCTGGGCAATTTATTGCAGATGTTTTTAGAGACATGGGATTTGACGGTATCAAAATGGACGCTGGTAAATACTTTGGTCCAAGAGATATTGGTATTGGAGTAAGGTCAAAAGGTATGCGTGGTGTTGAGGACGCCACCCATTATATTGTTTTTGAACCGACGCAAATAAAGTCTGCAACTGGAAACATAGGAACATATTCACTTACAGACCCGTCAATAATTAGGGGTGTTGGACTTGGTACAACAGGGCTTTTAGGCTCTGGACTCCTTGGTGACGAAGGCGAATAACTGTCGTATAATAGCAACAACTTATCCCGAACAACCGGAAGGATTCGGACATGGAACCCAGTAAAGTAGAAGAAATTACAGAACGCCGCCTACCACCTAACGCAGGCAAGGGAAGGCCAGCAGGAAGCCTAAATAAGTCCACTAGCGCGGTCCGAGAAGCAATCGCTAGGATGGCTGACGAGAACGCCGATAACTTCGTAGGATGGCTAAATCAGGTCGCTAGCACCAACCCTGAGAAGGCTTGCGATATTTACCTAAAAGCGATTGAGTACCACATCCCCAAGCTGGCTAGGACAGAAGTCACGGGAGCAGAGAACGGACCTCTCACCATCAAGGTGGTGACGGGTATATGACCGAAGTAGTAGTAGAGACGGGTTATAAGCCTAGAGAACAGCAGAGAAAGATTCACGACGCTGTAGAGAGTCACCGCTTTGTAGTCGTAGTCGCTCACCGCAGGATGGGCAAGACGGTCGCAGCTCTAAACCAGCTCATCCACTCTGCCCTGCAATGCGACAAACCAGACCCAAGGTTTGCGTATATCGCCCCGACTTACGGCCAAGCTAAAAGGGTGGCGTGGGACTACTTGGTAAACTTTACCCGCCCACTAGATGCGGCACATAACATCTCTGAGCTAAAGGTAGACTTCTACGGTCGCAGGATTCAACTGTACGGGTCAGATAATCCGGATAGTCTCAGAGGACAGTATTTCGACGGAGTAATCCTAGATGAGATTGGCGACCAGAACCCGAAGATATGGAACGAGATTGTTCGCCCTGCTCTTGCAGACCGCCTGGGTTGGGCGTTATTTCACTTCAAAGACTTCCGAGACAGAGCAGAAAAGGAACCAGGTTGGTCCCTACTGGAATTTAAGGCTTCAGAGACGGGAATACTTCCGCAAGCTGAACTCGAAGCTGCCAAGAAGGAAATGGGTGACGACAAGTACTCGCAAGAGTTCGAGTGCTCCTTTGATTCACCAGTTGAAGGTTCGTATTATGCTGCGCTCCTTGGCAAACTTGCGCCGGAGAGATTTACGGAGTTCCCCAAAGACGACTTATGCAAGACCTATACGGCTTGGGACCTGGGCGTCGGAGACTCTACGGCAATCTGGGTATGTCAAGTTGCGGGGCAGGAGAGGCGGCTCATTGACTTCTACGAGAACCACGGGGTCGGTCTGGACTCTTACGTTAAGTGGATTCGTGATAGTGGCTACACTCAGGCTGAACACATCCTCCCGCACGACGTTGAAGTTCGGGAGCTCGGTTCAGGTAAAAGTCGCAAGGAAGCGTTACAGGACTTGGGGCTCTCTATTACGGTGTGTCCTAGGGTCTCCGTGGACGACGGCATACAAGCGGTCAGAAGGCTATTACCAAACTGCTACTTTCACCCCAAGACCAAGCAAGGACTAGACGCCCTGAGAAACTACAGGCGGGAATACGACGAGCGTAGAAATGTCTTTTACGATAAGCCTCTACATGACTGGTCGTCCCACGCTGCTGATGCTTTTCGTTACCTGGCCGTGGGGCTGAACACGAACACGAGTTGGGGCAAACCCCTACCGATAAACACGAAATGGATTGTCTAAGATGGATGAGTTATTTCCAAGTCAGCAAATGAGCCCGACGCAAATAGACAACCTATTGCGTCAACTTAATATAATCAACAGACAGCCGGACAGAGTTTTTGCTAACTCGTTTGATGACATTATTGCCGGTGCAAAGTTATATGGGCAGAATATGCTCAACCCATTTCTTGCCTACCAAACACCGCTTGGATTATTGGAATTAGAAAAGAACCAACAAACAGATACCAAGACCGCACGATTAAAGAGGCAAGACAGGGTTGGAGAAACTAAGGTTACATCTGAGGTTTCTAAAAACCTAGATACGCCTGAAGCATTGGCTCGCGTCTTACTACAACAACCTATGTATGGTGGCGAACTATCTGCCCAAGGTACGGTTGGCCGTGGCTCATTTAATGAACCCGTGCGAAACCTAGAAATACAATATCTGCGCGAGATTCTTAAAAATCTTGGGTTTGGCGCATACCACCAATCATCGCCTTATGGTTCAAACACAGGGCTACGTTTGCAAGGAAGATTTTAATGACCGAATTTGACCTACAAGCGATTCTCGACAACGAGATAGACAACGCTATCGGTTACATCAATACCGAGACGGTAGAAGAGCGTCGCCAGGCGTTGATGGCCTACAACCGCGAGCCCTATGGGAACGAGGTAGAGGGTCGTTCTACTATCGTCACCGGAGAGGTAGCAGAAGCCGTAGACGGTGCTCTGCCCCAGCTTATTAGGGTTTTCACTCAGTCCGATGATGTCGTGAGATTCGAACCCAAGGCTCCGGGAGACGAAGAAGCCGCTAAACAGGCTACGGAGTACTGCAACTGGGTGCTGATGAACGACAACCCCGGTTTCGAGGTATTCCAGACTTGGTTTAAGGACGCGCTCCTACAAAAGAACGGCATCGTCAAGGTCTGGTGGAACGACGAAACAGATGTAGTCAAGGAGTCGTATAAAGACCTGACGGAAGAAGAGTTAGCCCTTCTGTTGTCCGATGGTCAGATGGAGATTGTCTCCCAAGAGCAGAATCAGGTCGGGGAAGTTCCGACTATGGTTCCCGATGCTATGGGGATGCCGGTTCAGACCATGCAGCCCATCTTCTCGTATAACGTCCGAGTCAAGAAGGTAAACAAAAAGGGTTCGGTCAAGGTCGAGAACGTCCCGCCAGAAGAGTTCCTGATTTCTAAGAAGGCTCGCAGGATTGACGAAGCACCATTTGTAGCCCATAGGAAACTCACCACCCGTTCCGAGCTTATCGCCATGGGGTTTAAGGCAGACGACATTGATTCCCTGCCTGCTTACGACGACCTGACATTTACGCCAGAGCGAGTCGCCCGGTATCCGAATGGGGAACAGCCGGATGACCCCAGTCTCGACACCAGCATGGACGAGATTGAGACCTTTGAGTGCTACATCCGCACAGACTTTGATAAGGATGGAATCGCCGAGCTTCGCCGTGTTTTCTATGCTGGAAGCACAATCTTAGAAAACGAGGAAGCAGACTTCATCCCGTTTTGCTCCGTCTGCCCTATCCCGATGCCGCACAAGTTCTTCGGTCATTCCCTGGCCGACAGGGTTACGGATATTCAGAAGATTAAGACGACGGTCACCCGGCAGATGCTGGACAACCTGTACTTGTCTAACAACGCCCGTATGGCTGTGGTAGACGGGCAGGTGAACCTAGACGATATGCTGACTGTCACACCTGGTGGGATAGTGCGGGTCAAGAACCCTGCGGCTATTACACCTCTTGCGGTTCCTCTAGTAGCAAACCAAGCCTTCCCGATGCTGGGATACATGGACGAGGTGCAACAGAAACGGACTGGAGTCACCCAAAGTTCTCAGG